TGAATTTAAAAAATGATTGATGTAAAACTGATTCGTATCGTAACTGGTGAAGAAATTATTGGAGAGGTCCTCTCTGAAACTGATGATACTATTACCGTTCAAAATGGTTTGGTAGTTCTTCCTAGTGCTCAGGGTGTTGGATTTGCTCCTTGGGCAACAGTTATTAGTAAAGAAGAACCCGAGATTGAAATGTCTAAAAACCACATTGTGTATATGGTGGCAGTTCAAGAAGATGTTTCTAAAAAGTACAATGAAATGTTTGGAAGTAAACTAATTACTCCAGATACTAAAAAATTGATTGTTTAATTATGAAAACTAAAATTAAGGCACAAGTTAAATCCAGATTCTACTATGTCTTCTGGGGAACTGCTACTATAGCAGTTGTCTTAGGTCAATTATATGTTGGCACTGGGTATCGTATTTTGCATAATGATATGCAACAACTACTGAATAAGGTTGAGGGTGTTCTTCTTCGTGCTGATGAACCGAACTACCTATGAGTTTTATAAAAACTGACAAGAGTAATTTAGTTGAACCAAAGGTAAAAACTACTCCCCAAAATGTAGCAGAATCAAACGATAGTTTATTTCGTGCTACAATGAATTTACCTAATGCCGCAAAGCATTGTGGTATGACTGAGAAGGAAATGAAATTAACCTTCTGGGAATTTTTGAAATACAACAAACCTGATTATGAAATCTCTCAAGACTCCCCTCAGGTATCCAGGGGGTAAATCCCGTGCCTGTACAAAACTAGATCAATACATTCCTAATCTTGATGGGTATAGTGAATATCGTGAACCCTTTTTGGGTGGCGGTAGTGTTGCAATTCACATTACTAAAAAGTATCCACATCTTGACGTGTGGGTAAACGATCTGTATGAACCTCTCTATAACTTTTGGAGAGTTCTCCAAGATGATGGATATAATCTATATAAGAAACTTCAGGAACTTAAATCTAGATATCCTGATCCTATTTCTGCAAAAGGTCTTTTCCTTGAATCAAAAGAGTATCTAAATGATGAATCCAATAATGACGCTTTATGGCGTGCTGTCAGTTTTTATACTGTCAATAAGTGTTCTTTTTCTGGTCTCACCGAGTCATCCTCCTTCAGCAAACAAGCAAGTGACTCAAACTTCTCAATGCGAGGAATTGAAAAACTACAAGGATACACAAAGATAATCGAGAATTGGAAGATCACCAATCTCAGTTATGAGCAACTTCTTACTGACCATAAGAACATTTTTACTTACTTAGATCCACCATATGAGATTGGTTCTAATCTATATGGTAAGAAAGGAAGTATGCATAGTGGATTTAATCACGACCACTTTGCTGTCAAGTGTGACCGATTTGTTGGTCCTCAACTCATATCTTATAATTCATCTCAACTTATCAAAGAAAGATTTGATGGGTGGCAAACAGGTGAATTTGATTTAACATATACTATGCGATCTGTTGGTGAGTATATGCGTGAACAGAAAGATCGTAAGGAACTTTTACTTTTTAATTATGGAACTAAAGGATTGGTTGAATAGTATTAATCAGACTAAAGAAAATTTGATTGATGAAGATCCATCTCTTGAAAAAGAATATCCTCCTTATATTATTAACCGTTGTTTTTCTGGTCATCTTGATGCAATTATGTTCGCCAATGAGATGAACCAGTATCATTTTCTTCCTAAGAAACTCCAATATGACTTTTATCTAAATAGTCTCAGGAAAAAGAAGAGATTTTCTCCCTGGCTCCGACAAGATAAAATCAAAGACCTTGATTATGTCAAACGTTATTATGGTTATAGTAATGAAAAGGCAAAGCAAGCTTTGAAGATTCTCACAGAAGAACAACTTAACGTTATTAAAGCTAAATTTGATACTGGAGGAAAAAGATGAGCGTGGTTCAAGAACCCGAAGTGAAGTGGACACCTGAACAAATGGTTGAAGTGGTTCTTAATGAACCCGATGACTTTTTGAAAGTGCGTGAGACTTTGACTAGAATCGGAGTGGCATCAAGGAAGGAGAGAAAAATCTATCAATCCTGTCATATTTTACATAAGCAAGGTAGATATTACCTTGTACACTTTAAAGAATTATTTGCACTGGATGGTAAACACGCTAACCTTACGGTTAATGATGTTCAACGCCGCAATCGTATTGCTCAACTGCTTGCCGATTGGGGTCTAATTGGTATTGTAGATGTCTCTAAAATTCAGGATATCGCTCCGCTTAATCAGATTAAAGTACTTGCTTACAAAGACAAGCAAGACTGGATTCTCGAAACTAAGTACAATATTGGTGCGAAGAAGAAAAAGGTTGAAGTAACCGAATAAAAAATGACGGGGTTCAACACCCCGTTTTTTATGTCTTGTGTTAATATATACTTATGGATGCCTTCGGGGTCCACAAAACACAAACTCGCTTTTAAAGGAGCTACGAATCATGGGAAACCTTGCACGGTATACTGCTGCGGACCTGCCTGCGTTGATGGAACGCATAAATAGGAATAGCATTGGAATGGATGAATACTTTGATAGGTTGTTTAATCTCCACGAAACAACGAAGAATTATCCACCATTTAATCTAGTCACGGTCAGCGAAGTAGAATCGCGATTAGAAATTGCGCTTGCAGGATTTAAAAAGAAAGAAGTAAATGTCTACACACAAGACGGAAAACTCTTTGTCGAAGGGCAAAGGGAGGATACAGAATCGGAAACAACTTATGTCCACAGAGGAATGGCTCAACGATCTTTCACCAGAACTTGGACACTGGCAGAAGAAACGGAAGTTAGATCAGTTGTATTTGAGGATGGGTTACTAAGTATTGTTCTTGGTAGGATTGTACCTGATCATCATCAGAAAAAAGTATGGTTCTGATACCCTAACTGATTTTTGCTGTGGTTGATACAGAAGTGTATCACTATGATACACTATACTCTAAATAATTATGTACTTACAGAGGACGACTTATGAACTTTACAGCCGCCACTCTCACCGTTGGAATGTTTATGACTATTTTTATCGGTGGTCCCATCTCTAGTATACTACCCTAATGGTCCACCCACAAACTTATACCTAACCACACCATAAATAAAACTGAATATCGTCGTCGCTGAGGGGTAACTGGCAAAATCCAGTTGTAACCCCTCATTTTTTATGCTATAATGAATGAAGGAAAATACACTAAGATGACTGTTAAATTGATACTCCTCAAAACAGGAGAAACTCTTGTTAGTGACGCCAAGGAAGTTATCCAGGAGGAACAAACTCGTGGATATCTCCTTACGGAACCTCAGATTGTTGACGCACATGAAAAAACAATGCTGATGGAAGCTGATACTGGTAAGGGTAATTATGAGTTGGATATTGTCCTTCGTCCTTGGATGCTTCTTTCTAGTGATAAGGAATTTGTAATTACAACAGATATTGTTGCTACTATCTGTGAACCAATTGCTAGCATCAAAGATATGTATGAGCGTAAAGTTAATCCTGTACCATTGTCTGAAACGGAGATTGTAAGTGAGTAATCCAGTTAAATGTCTCTTGATTGAGACCTCTCTAGTCATTTCTGAACTTGAGGAACTTGATGCAGAGATTGGTAATCCCGACTGTAAGTTAATTAAACCTTATCGTTTTTTGGGGATTGATAAAATGGAACCATGGGTTGGAGCTTCCAATCAAACTGAATATATGATAAGATCTAGTGATATTCTTACTATCGCAGATCCAACTCCAGAAGTCGTTGAAGCGTACTTGAAACTTACAGAATGAGATTTTACACGAACGTCCAAATGGTCGGGGATCACTTCTTGGTCCGAGGTTATGAAAATGGTCAACATTTCGCAACCCGAGAGAAGTTTTACCCGACTCTTTTTGTTGCTGCCAAGAAAAAAACAAAATATAAAACTCTTGAAGGTGAATATGTTGAATCAATTGATCCTGGAACTGTTCGTGAGTGTCGTGAATTTATCAAGCGATATGATGGTGTAGATAACTTTAAAATCTACGGAAACGATAGATACATCTATCAGTATATTTCTGAGAAGTATCCTGAAGAAGAAATTAAGTTTGATACTACAAAGATCAAGATTTCTACAATTGATATTGAGGTTAAAGCTGAAAATGGATTCCCTGATGTAGAGTCTGCTGCAGAAGAAGTTCTTCTGATTACGGTGCAGGATTATACTACTAAACAGATTCGCACATGGGGGCAAGGACCCTTCAATAACAAGCAACAGAATGTTATCTACAAGCAGTTTAGAACTGAGTATGAACTTCTGAATGACTTCATCAATTGGTGGATGATTGAAGATAATACTCCTGAAGTTGTCACTGGTTGGAATAGTGAACTATATGATATGCCGTATCTTGTACGTCGTATCGATAGGATCTTGGGTGAGAAGTTGATGAAACGTCTTTCACCTTGGGGTTTGGTGACTGAACGTGAGACTATTATTATGGGTCGTAAACATATTTCTTACGATGTTGGTGGTATTACGCAACTTGATTACCTAAATCTTTATAAGAAGTTCACTTATAAGGCGCAGGAATCCTATCGTCTGGATTACATTGCGAGTGTGGAACTTGGACAAAAGAAACTTGATCACTCTGAGTTTGATACCTTCAAAGATTTCTATACTAAAGGGTGGCAGAAGTTTGTAGAATACAATATCATTGACGTGGAACTTGTTGACCGTATGGAAGACAAGATGAAACTGATTGAACTAGCAATCGTTATGGCATATGATGCTAAAGCGAACTATGCTGATGTGTTCTCTCAGGTTCGTATGTGGGATACGATTATCTACAATTATCTCAAGAAGAGGGATATTGTTATTCCTCCAAAAGTCCGTTCAGATAAAAACGAAAAGTACGCAGGTGCTTATGTTAAAGAACCGATTCCGGGAAAGTATGATTGGGTTGTGTCTTTTGACCTTAACTCTCTATATCCTCATCTTATTATGCAATACAACATCTCTCCAGAGACGTTACTTGAGGAGAGACACCCATCAGCTACGGTTGATAGAATCCTTAATCAAGAGATAAACTTTGAACTGTACAGTGATAATGCTGTTTGTGCTAATGGTTCAATGTATCGAAAGGATAGGAGGGGATTTCTTCCAGAACTGATGGATAAGATCTACAAGGATCGAACCGTCTATAAAAAGAAGATGTTGCAGGCGAAACAACAGTATGAAAAGACTCCAACTAAAACACTTGAGAAGGAAATCGCCAGATGTAATAACATCCAAATGGCGCGTAAAATCCAACTCAACTCTGCTTATGGTGCTATTGGCAATCAATACTTTCGCTATTATAAACTTGCTAATGCTGAAGCAATCACCCTCTCAGGTCAAGTCTCAATCCGTTGGATTGAGAATAAGATGAATCAAAAGATCAATAAGATCTTGAAAACAAATGATGTTGATTATGTTATTGCTTCTGATACCGATTCCATTTATCTTAACTTGGGTCCTCTGGTTGAAAATGTATACCAGGGAAGAGAGAAAACTACTGAAGGCATTGTCACGTTCCTTAATAAGGTCTGTGAGATGGAACTTGAAAAGTATATTGACCGTTGCTACGAAGAACTGGCAACGTATGTGAATGCTTATGACCAGAAGATGCAGATGAAGCGTGAGAACATTGCTGAACGTGGTATCTGGACCGCTAAGAAGCGATACATTCTTAATGTATGGGACAGTGAAGGTGTTCGTTACGATGAACCTAAACTGAAGATGATGGGCATTGAGGCAGTTAAGTCCTCAACACCAGCACCCTGTCGCACGATGATTAAGGATGGTCTTAAACTTATGATGAGTGGCACTGAAGAAGATGTTATTAAGTACATTGACAAGTGTCGTACTGATTTTAAGAAACTTCCTCCTGAAGAAATTGCCTTCCCCAGATCGGTCTCAGATGTGGTAAAATACCGTTCACACTCAGACATCTACACAAAAGGAACTCCGATTCATTGTCGGGGTGCTCTTCTCTTCAATCATTATATTAAGGAGAAGAAACTCACTAATAAATATTCACTTATCAATAATGGAGAAAAGATCAAATTTCTCTATTTGAAGAAACCCAATATTATTAGGGAGAATGTGATCTCATTCATCCAGGACTTTCCACGCGAACTCGACCTTGACAAATACATCGATTATGACCTACAATTTGAAAAGAGTTTCGTCGAACCTCTCAAGGCAATCCTTGATGCAATTGGGTGGAATGTAGAAAAAACTGTAAACTTGGAACTATTTTTTGGTTAAATGGAATTGCCTATTAACGACAAAGAACTTGGCACTATTATTAGTGCTATGCGTCTCGGGGGAGATGCTGCCCTTTATCAGAAACTGAAAAGGATTAAGGATATCCGCGATGCTAATCCAGGCGGACCTTACAAAAAAATTGCCCGTGAAGATTATGGAATTGTAATGTAATGATTAAAGTAAAATATCAACTTAAAGAACATTCAAATACGACACTCTTTAAGTTCTTTAAAACTGAAGAACAGGTAGAGATGTTTAAATCTCAAAACCCACATTATATTTTTGAATGACTTATGGATTTTTTAAAAGAGATTGTAAAAGAGATTGGAGATGAATATACAAAACTCGCATCCGATATTGACGACACTGAAAACTATGTGGATACGGGTTCTTACATCTTTAACGCATTGGTTTCAGGTAGCATATTTGGTGGCGTATCTGGGAATAAGATTACTGCCATTGCTGGGGAGTCTTCTACTGGCAAAACTTTCTTCTCTCTCGCCGTTGTCAAAAATTTCCTTGATTCTAACCCTGATGGGTACTGCTTATATTTTGACACTGAAGCCGCTGTTAATAAATCTCTACTCGCAAGTCGCGGGATAGATCTCCAACGTCTTGCTGTTGTCAATGTAGTTACTGTTGAAGAGTTCCGTCAAAAGGCACTGAAGGCAGTAGACATATATTTAAAAAAATCTATAGAAGAACGCAGACCTTGTATGTTTGTGTTAGACTCTCTTGGGATGCTTTCCACTGAGAAAGAGATCACTGATACGCTAAACGAAAAACAAGTTCGGGATATGACTAAATCCCAACTCATTAAAGGTGCGTTCAGAATGCTCACACTTAAGTTGGGTCAAGCCAATATTCCTATGATTGTTACTAACCACACCTATGATGTCATTGGCGCTTACGTCCCTACTAAGGAAATGGGTGGAGGATCTGGACTCAAGTACGCCGCTTCTACTATCATCCACTTGTCTAAGAAGAAGGAAAAGGATGGAACTGCAATCATTGGAAACATTATCAAGGCAAAGACTGCTAAGTCGCGTTTGAGTAAAGAGCATCAGCAGGTTGAGGTTCGTCTCTATTATGATGAGCGTGGTCTTGATCGGTACTATGGTCTGCTAGAATTGGGAGAACTTGGAGGTCTCTGGAAAAATGTTGCTGGTCGATATGAAATGGATGGAAAGAAGGTTTATGCGAAAGCAATCCTAAAAGACCCTGATACATATTTCACCCCTGAGGTGATGGAAAAACTGGACACTATTGCAAAAGAAACTTATTCTTATGGAGCGAATTGAGGCAACTATTCTACGAAATCTTGTTTTCAACGAAGAGTACTCTCGTAAAGTAATTCCGTTTATTGAACCTGATTATTTTGAACAGAGAACCGAAAAGATTATCTTTGAGGAGATTACTCAGTTTATTGTGAAATATGGCAATGCTATCACTACAGAAGCACTTGCCATTGAATTAGAAAATCGTACTGACCTTTCTGAAACGGAGGTCAGGGAGTCCCGTGAGATTACTGCATCTTTTACGGATGCTCCTGCCGACAATAAATGGTTGGAAGATACTACTGAAAAGTGGTGTCGTGATCGTGCCATTTATTTGGCACTTATGGAATCTATCAGTATTGCTGATGGTGATGATAAAGAAAAAAACCGCGATGCTATTCCTTCAATCTTATCAAATGCATTAGCAGTTTCATTTGATAATCATATTGGACATGATTATCTTCAAGACTATAAAGAGAGATATGAATTTTATCATCAGAAAGAAAATCGTATTCCCTTTGATCTTGAGTATTTCAATAAGATTACGAAAGGTGGTCTGGTTAACAAGAGTCTTAATATCGCTCTTGCTGGGACAGGTGTCGGCAAGTCTTTGTTTATGTGCCATATGGCTAGCTCCGTTCTCCTTAGTGGAAGTAACGTACTATACATTACAATGGAAATGGCAGAGGAAAAAATTGCTGAACGCATTGATGCAAACCTTTTGAATGTGCCAATTCAAGATCTTGTGGATCTTCCTAAAACTTCGTTTGAAAACAAAGTTACTAGTCTGAACAAAAAAACACAGGGTCAACTTATAATTAAAGAGTATCCAACTGCAAGTGCTCATAGTGGACATTTTAAAGCACTTCTTAATGAACTTGCACTTAAGAAATCTTTTAGACCTGATATTATATTCGTGGATTATCTCAATATTTGTGCCTCGTCGCGTTACAAGGGATCTGCCAATATTAATTCCTATACTCTTGTTAAGTCGATTGCAGAGGAACTTAGAGGATTGGCTGTCGAAGCCGAGGTCCCTATCGTATCTGCCACCCAGACCACTCGTTCTGGTTATGGCAGCTCTGATGTTGACCTTACTGACACTTCTGAGTCCTTTGGTCTCCCTGCTACTGCTGATCTTATGTTTGCCCTTATTAGCACTGAGGAACTTGAACAGTTGGGACAGATTATGGTGAAGCAGTTGAAGAACCGTTATAACGATATCTCGGTCTTCAAGAGATTTGTTATTGGCATTGACCGTGCCAAGATGCGTCTTTATGATTGTGAGCAAACAGCACAAGAGGATATACTTGACTCTGGGCAAGAAGAGCAGTATAATTACGAGGAACAGAAACCTAAGAAGTCATTCGATGGATTCAAATTCTGAGATGATGTTGAAAGTCCAAGCAAACTCTCCTTTTAATGATGGGTGGACTCAACAATTTTATCGTGAACAACTAGAAAAGAAACAATCTAAAACTATGAGTAAGCAAGTTGATTTTGAAAAGTATCAGAAGTTTGTAGATGCTGTTACTTCAGACCAATCTACAGATTTTGTTGCCCTTGCAGATCGTCTAGTTGAACTGGATGAAAAGGGTGCAAACATTGAACGTCTTCTAACCGCTGGTGTTGGTATCAATGCTGAAGGTGGAGAGTTCCTTGAAATTATCAAGAAACTTATTTTCCAAGGCAAACCTTGGGATGAAGCAAACAAGGAACATCTGTTTATCGAACTTGGTGATCTGATGTGGTATGTTGCCCAAGCGTGTATGGCACTTGGTGTTTCTCTTGATGAAGTCGTTGCTCGTAACGTAAAGAAACTTGAGAAGCGTTATCCTGGTGGACAGTTTGATGTTTACTATTCTGAGAATCGTGAAGTTGATGATCTGTGATAGAATCTATAATTAAAAATGAACTCTACATGGGATACATCTTTGGTATTATGATCCTGGGTGGGTTCATTCGTGAATATCATGCACTTGAAGATGTATACTCACTAATAAAAAGATATGTTAGTGATAATCGTCTTATTATTATTCTAACCTCACTTTTAGGTGGCGTACTTCCTATTCCAGGACGTGTGGCATTATCTGCACCACTCCTAGATGCTATTGCTCCAGCAGAAAAGAAAAAACGTTCTTATTTTGGTGTAATTGATTATTTGTCTACCCATCATTATTATTGGTGGTCACCACTAGAGAAGACAGTTGTCTTACCTATGGCGGTGATGGGAGTATCCTATACGACATTTCTTGGATATACAATCGTTCCTCTTATCATTACATTATCGTATACTTGGTGGTACATCTTCTCAAAGATTGATCCTGAAAGTGTTAATATTTTAGATAATGTTCGTGAGTTCAATTGGCGTCGTGCTCTTACAGGATGGGCACCACTAATTGCTACTATTATTCTTCTATTGAATACGGGTAAAGCAGGAGCAATCTTCTTCTTCCCTTGGTTCCTTGGGATGTCAATCTATTACTCTATTGTATTTAAAGATTGGAAGTGGGGCAAGTGGTTGGATGGTAAGTTTGCTATCATTGCTACTATTGTTCTTGCATTTAGTGGTATTGTTGGGCAAATAAAAGGTCCTGTGATGGAATACTTAAAAACAGCAACTCCTGAAATGTTAATTCCCGCTTCAATTGTTGCTATGGTTGCTGCTTGGATTATGGGTTCATCTGGTAAGTATGCTGGTATGACTTCTGCTCTGGTAGTAATCTTCGGTCCTCAATACTTGGTGTGGTTCCTTTGCACTGAATATTCTGGATATCTATTGTCACCTGCACATAAATGTTTGATGATTGGGCAACAATATTTTGGAACTCCTATTAGGAAATATTATAAAGTAATTGGTGGTTTGTGTGGCATACTTATTGGATATGCAGCGATTATAACTTTTGCAATCTAATGTATACGATTATTAATTATGCTACAGCATTTTGGACTGTAGTTGTTATGAATTGTATTCAACCCGTTAATTGGCAATACTGTTATCGGGTTGATCAGTGGTTAGTTCCTGAACTTCACGAAGGATGGAAACTATACA